ACATAACGTATGGTGCTTTGCGAAGGCGGGGCATCGAAGCACAAATGTTGAATTAACCACAAAAGATAATTAGATGCAGAAAGTTGAAAATATAGACGAAACCCCCGCTTTTGCAAAGCGGTCGAGGCTAAAAATAGGCAGGGATAACGAGCGATACCCTTTCAGCCTACACAAATGATAAAACGAAGCTCACAGGCTTGATTAAGCACATACGCCCTGCTTATTTTTAGCCTTTGTTATAGGGCGTTTATTTTAATCAAAATGATAACTGAAAAAGAATATTTAGAAGCTGTTAAAATTGTGAAAGAATACCACCAGCAAATAAATTCAATTATTAATGAAATGCCAAAATTGAATGTAAAATCATCTAAAAAAGTCAAATGTATAAATACTCATGCAGGTGGACATGATTTATACTTTTTAACATTTGGAAAAGAGTATGACGTTGTTCATAATCCATATAAAAGAGCATCTAATAGAAGGGATTGGAATAACGAAAGAAATTTTGGCGTTATTGACGATAATGGAAAAATGAGATATTTTCTATACGATAATCCAAGTCATGTATGGGAGTTTTTAAATGCCCTATAACGTATGGTGCTATGAGAAGTAGCGGAATACGAAGCGATGTCCTGTCAATTTGCGACAATGATAATGCGAGTACGAACCTACGAATACCTACACAACCGCTATTTTTTATAGCACGTGTTATACCCCGTTTTTCATTTTGCTCTTATCTCATTTAATTATCTCATTTTCAAATACTAATATTTAGAATAATTATAAATAGATTAAATCTATAAAAATAAGTGATTAAATATTTGCACAATTAAAAAACCCGTTGTATATTTGCAGAGTAATTAAATGATAAAGTTCTTTGAAAATATAAAAAAGGGTGGCAAGCCAGACCGCACCCATCACAAATGAAAAATAGTAGTTTGTGGTTAAAGACAAAGCTGGGGGTAGCATAGATACCTTACGAGTAATAATCAATGCCGTTGAAAGGTCAGTTAGTAACTGAATACGTGTTGGCACAGAGTAACAAGTCACTCTTGTATGGTGCAGGGATTAAGAATGCCTGTCGAAAGTTACCTGAAAGACTTTAATTTTAAACTTTAAAAAAAAATAAAAATGGAAACTTTAAAAATACAAACCAAAACCGTTGGGCAAAACGGGTTCTTTGATTTAAGAAATCAAATGAGCGAATTTGTAGAAAGCAAATTCGCTCTACTGTACGAAGGTGCAGTTCGGTTAGGATGTGCAATATCATCCGACTATTACGCTCCCGAAAGAATACAAATCGGGAATACGAGGCTGCACGCTTCGCAAAGTTTGAAATATGCCGATGGGCATAAATATTCAGATGATGCAGCCCCTACTGAAAGTCAGCTCCGCCAAGCGGTTATTGACATTCAGAAGTTAATTGATGCTGCTTCTGAAGTAATACCTGCCCCTTTCACCCTTAATATCATTGAGAATGAAAAGCAAGGTTAAGAAGTCCAACGCTGGCAGAAAACCTGTACCCGATAAGAAGGTACAGGTTTCTCTGTATGTGCCAAACTCTCAAATTGAAAAATTAGGCGGTTTAGATGCGTTCAAAGAGAAAATTATCGCATATGTAGAACGATCGTGTAAGGCTTCTTAAAATGTGGTATAACGTGTTGCAGCTATGCTGCTGAATGGGGATTTTACCCACAAAATTAACAACGAAAAACAAAACTTATGAATACTGATAATTTATCCAACGAGAACGAAAACCCCATTTTGCGTATAGGTGCGGTTAGCACCAGTTTATCTTATCTCGATATTGAATTAGCAATTGCAAAACACTACAATACAAGGCAACATATAATAGTTCCTAATTGCTACATTAATTTCGGAACAAGTGCAGACCATGAATGCGATTTGATTATAATTAAACGCTCTGGATATGCCGAAGAGATTGAAATAAAAATGAGCAAGAGTGATTTAAAGGCTGATTTTAAAAAGAAACATGGACATATTGATGAAAGATTACAGCACTTATATTATGCAATGCCTCTTGAATTATACGAACAATGCAAAGATTTAATACCTGAACATGCAGGGATTTTCACAATTACAAAGTATGAAGATAGATGTTTTGCAAGATGCGTAAAATCAGCACCTAAAAAGCAATGCAGAAAACTAACAACCGATGAACAATTAAATATCGCTCGATTGGGAGTTATGCGAATATGGAATTTAAAACAAAAGTATCAACGATGCGCTGTTTAAATTGGTGCTAACGGTTTGTGTATGAGCAGTGGCACTTGTACGCACTTTCAAATTAGTACACCGCTTATGTGCCATTGCTTATACACGGTGTTAGTAGCCGTTTTTTATTCATCTTTTAATCAATTTTTATGATAGTATTGATAACACACGAAGAAAGCCAAACAGTAATGGAAGCGTTTTTAAATGCCGGACATGATGCTTATAGTTGCGATTTATTGCCAGCAAGTGGAAAGCACACTGAAAGACATTTACAAATGGATTGTTTTAAGGCAATAGAACTTATTAAACCTGATTTTTTAGGGATGCACCCAGAATGTACAAGGCTAACAGTTGCAGCAAATAAATATTATAAACCTGAATATGCTAGACGATTTCCAAATATAAACGAACAAAGAGCCGAAGCAGTTGACCACTTTTTGAAGTGTGCCGAAGCATTATATGAAATTGGCAAAGGTTATATTGAAAACCCGATTGGAATAATGAGCCGGATTTATAAAAAGCCAACTCAAATAATACAACCTTACCAATTTGGACACACTGAACGAAAAAGCACTTGTTTATGGATTGCAGGTTTACCAAAATTACAACCTACAAACATTGTTGAACCTGACATTATAGTGCATAAAAGCGGTAGAACAGACAGTCGATTGCATTATGAAACATTCAAATTACCAAAAGAAGAGCGAAGGAAAGCCCGCTCAAAAACCTTTACCGGAATTGCAGAAGCGATGGCGTTGCAGTGGGGTTCTTAAAATGGCTACTAACTAATCGCTACACGCAATGCTCATAGCAACCCATATTGGAATGTAACACGCAATTAACAATAAACAAGGAGGAAACAAAATGGACTATTTAATTGACCTGACTATTTTAACCCTATGGATCACCGGAATAGTGATCATACTACTTTTAATCGCTTTCTTTGCGCTTAGAGAACCCGATCAACCATCAGAATGGAATGAGATCGACGGTCACGATTACACCGATCAAGAAGAATGGCGTTAATTTGATATTGTTAAAAATATTATTTAATTTTGACAGTATGAAAAAGTGCATTGAATGTCATGATATATTTGATGACGATCTGATCAACGAGGACGGTCTATGCGAAATGTGTGCAGAAGCCGACCCTTGCGAAGACTGCACCCTGGTTTGTAAGTCAAGATGCTTAAAAGGACTTAAATTTTAAATTATGTATTATTTCCTGAAATCACAGCACTTTATGTTTTCCCGGGTCGGTCACACGAACGAAGAGATAATAATCGACAAGCTCAACACAAGGGTGATACAGTTTATGACAATCGAAGACCCTTATGCAACCTTTGACATCGAACAGGTCACAAAAGAACAGTACATGAGATATAAGAAATTAGCCTTATTTAGACTAAATAAAAATAATGAAAACATTAATTGATATTTTTGAATCAATTTATGAGGCAGTTCTTTGGGGTTTATTGACTTCAGTGATGATATTTATTATATTTGCAGTAATGGACTCAATTATATAGACTACAAAGTAAGACTAATGGCGGATGACGGACATATAAGAAACCCGAAAGGAAATGGAGGCTTTGGCACTAATCCACAAAACAGAGCTGATGGTCGATGGACCAAAGAAACATCTATCTCGTACTTTCAAAATCTATTAATACGAATGGAAGTTGAAGAGTTCAAAAACTTCATACCTCAGACTATTGCCCAACAATTAGCTTATGAATCTGTGAAAAACTCAGCAGTTGAATTAGTCGAAAGAAAAGAACTACAAGATAGAACAGAAGGCAAGGCACAAGCAAAAATAGATGTAACAACTCAAGGCGAATCTATCCAGTCTAAAATAGACCTTACTCAATACTCAGATGATGAATTACGAACTATTGCTGAACTCCAATGTAAAGGCAGAACTGGCGAAGCGTAATTATCTCGACTTTGTCCGGTATGTAAAATTAGATTATGAGGCTAATTGGCATCATATATTACTTTGTAGATACTTGCAATTGTTTGTAGAAGGGAAGATAAAAAGACTGATGGTATTTATGCCTCCTCAACACGGCAAGAGTGAATTAGTGAGTAGAAATCTACCAGCTTATATCTTAGGTCGAAATCCTAAATCAAAAATAGTATTAGCATCTTATAGTAGTGATTTATCAAGCACATTTAATCGTGATTGTCAAAGAATTATTGATAGCGAACAATATAAAGATGTGTTTCCCGAAACATACTTAAATAGTTCCAATGTAGTTACAATATCGGGGTTATGGTTGCGTAATAGTGATAAGTTTGAAACAGTAGGACATGGGGGATTTTTAAAAACGGTCGGAGTGGGGGGATCATTAACAGGTACACCTGCTGATTTCGCTATTATAGATGATCCGGTAAAAGATTCAATTGAAGCAATGTCAGGAACTTATCAATACCGCAATTGGAATTGGTATAATGATGTTTTATATACTAGGATTCACAACAATACAGGTATATTAATAACACAGACAAGATGGGATATTAATGATTTATCAGGACTATTACTTAAAAAAATGCAAGATCAAAGTGGGGAGCAATGGGTAATCTTAACACTTCCTGCAATTAAATTAAATAACGATGACAAAGAAGACCCAAGACAAATTGGGGAGGCACTATGGAGTAATAGACATGATTTGGCAAAGCTAAATATGGTTAGGTCGCAAAGCATAAGAACATTTCAGAGTTTATATCAGCAAGACCCCAAACCGACAATGGCAGGGGGTGAATTTTACAAGCAATTTAACATTGCCCGACAAGTGAAAGAATTGGTATATAATATTGATCTTCCATTGCATTTTACATTCGACTTTAATGTTAATCCATATATAACCTGTTGTGTATGGCAGATATTAGGGAAAAAGGCAAAGCAAATAGCAGAAATATGTACAAAGAGTCCCGTCAATACAACGAAAGGTATATGCAATGAAATTAAACGACTTTATCAAGGGCATTCAGCAGGTGTTTTTATATATGGAGACCCGGCAGGGCAGCACGAAGACACAAGAACAGAAAAGGGGGCAAATGATTACACTATTATTCGCAAAGAATTAGAAATATATAGACCTAATATGAGAGTCCAAAGTAAAGCTCCATCTGTTGTGATGAGAGCTAATTTTATAAATACTATATTTCAATCGGGGTACAATGGCATAGATATCGAAATTGATAATAAATGTGAAAATACTTTAAATGATTATTTATATCTCAAAGAGGATTCAGACGGAACTAAGAAGAAAGAAAAAGGCAAAGACCCAAGCACCGGAATCAGTTTTGAAAAGTATGGGCATACAAGTGATGCTAATGATTATTTAATCTGTACTTTATTTGCACAGGATTATATAGAATATCAGCGAGGTGGAAGAGTGATGATTCCAACGCTTGGGAAAAATATATCAAAAAATGCGTATAATTAATTGCATATGATAAAATAATATTAATTTTACATTAAAATACGCCTACTTATGGATTCATTTCTGTTTATCGGAGACTACACGAAACAAATACAAGCCGATAATTTACAGGCTATTATTGGCAGTAATCAAATCATCTTAGATGGAATTCAACTTGCAGCAGTTGAAGAATGCCGATCCTACTTAAAGCAAAAATACGAAGTAAGCGAATCACTTAGCGCAATCACACAACACGTTACAACAAAGACTTACAACGCAGGCCAGTCTGTATATCTTAATGCTTCAGCGTATGATGCAACAGCGTCTTATCTATTAGGTGCTGAAACTCTGTATCTTGGCAATGTCTATCGTTGCACAACAGCGATAGTGACTCACGAAGCATGGAACGCACTTCATTGGTCTTTGCTTGGTGTACAATACACGATCTATTATGCTCTTTATCCTCAATCAATATTTGATTATCAAAAGATTTACGCAGTCGGGGACAAAGTCTTATGGAGCAATAAAGTCTATACAGCACTATTAATGACTCAGATACTTGATCATGAGGCAATGCTTCAGATCGGACAATCTAATGTTGATCAGATAGTAAATATCTTCCCTGATGATATCGTAAAGGGTGTTCAGTATTGGGGTGCAGGGGTCTCTTATGTAGTGCCAACAACAACATTAATCACTAACACTACTTATTGGACATTGGGAGATAATAGAGATCAAAAGCTCTTAATGACTTGTATAGACATAGCTCTTTATCATGTTCATTGCAGAATCTCACCTCGCAATATACCAGAGTTAAGAGTGCATCGTTATATGGGTGTACATGAAGATCGAATCAATATTGGCGGTCATGTTGTATATCCGACTTACTCAGCGTTAGGATGGTTACAGGCATCGGCTCTTGGTGAAGATATAACTCCACAAATGGCACTTATACAGCCTAAATCAGGAAGAAGGATTCGATTTGGTGGCAACATGAAGAACGAAAATAATTATTGATTATGGAACAATCAAATATATCACAATGGCTTCAGGCTATCAACCCATTTGGACGAACAGAAACAAGACCCGAAAAGGTTGAAAAGAATCTTGCAGGATTTATCGCTCCCGTACAACTTCAGCGACTTAAACAAGATGTTCAGTCATGGCGTGAGGTATTGACAGAAGCCGAGAATGTCTGGTTTCCACATCGTGTGAAAGCACAGCGATTATTTATCGACACTATTAATAACGGTCATGTATTCGCTTGTATGGAGCGTAGAAAAGATTTAACTCTTCTTCGTAAGTGGGATTTTGTGAATGCTAAAGGTGATATTGACGAGAAAGTAACTGCACTATTCTTAGATACAGTAAACGGGCAATCACAGAATAAGGAGTGGTTTAATAAGTTCTTAAATTATTCGATTGATTCAATTTACTTTGGTTATTCGCTCATCTCGCTTGGTGACATAATCGAGAATCAGTTCCCGGAGATTGAGGTTATTAAACGATGGAACATATCACCCGATAGATTGAACGTTACTAACTTCACTTATTCGATTAGTGGGGCGATGTTCCTTGAAGAACCTTATAAGAATTGGCACGTTTACGTTAAAACATATAACGATATTGGAGCATCAAAGGCAGGGTATGGACTACTGTATAAAGTAGCTCTTTATGAGATATTTCTTCGTAATTTATTAGGCTTTAACGGTGATTTTGTTGAACTCTTTGCACAACCGTACAGACTTGGAAAGACAAGTAAGAGCAATGAATCAGAGAGAGCTGAACTTGCAAACGCTATTCAGATGATGGGGTCTTCAGGTTGGGCAATGATCGACCCTGAAGATGAGATCACATTTCTTGAATCGGCATTAGGTGGCACAGGATATAAAGGATATGACAATCTTGAGCAACGACTCGAAAAGAAGATCAGTAAGATCATTCTTGGTCATGCCGATGCTATTGATTCAATAGCTGGTAAACTTGGTAATTCGGGCGAGAAATCACCAGCAGAACGATCGTTAGAAGACAAACAAACTAAGGACGGATCATTTATTGCCAATGTAGTTAATAATGGACTGATAGTTAATATGAGAGCGTTAGGATTCAAGATTCCTGATGATATAAGAGCATTGTTAAAGAACGATGCTGAGATGATGGAGATTAATAACGCTGTAATTGCTCAGGCTGTCGAGATGAACAAAGCAGGTTTGATCATGGATAGTGCTTATTTCACCAAACAAACAGGCATTCCTGTTGCTGTCGCTGTTGCTCCAGTAATAGCACAATCACCAATAACATCATCTATTAAGAGTAAACTTGAGATGATCTACAACAAGACATCTTGTAATCATTCGCACTGATGGAGTATAGCGAAAAGCAAATAAAAGATTTATTACGAGGTATTTACTCTGGTGACATAACATCAGAAGAATTGCCAGAAGGTCTTTATCTTGCTATTGCTGATTATCTCAAGACAGGAGTCTATAAAGGGTTCGGTGGTCCATTGACAGATTTTAAAGGAAAAGACTTAGAACTACTTAACGAGTTGAGGGAGAACATATATATGTTTTCAGCTGCGAAGACTTATCAAGAAGTAAAAGACATCTCATCCCTGCTTGTCACTGAGTCAGGCGAACGCAGAACGATGAGAGAATTTAATCAAATCGGTTCGCAAAGATATGACACTTGGAATAACGATTGGGGACGCACTGAGTACAATACAGCAGTAGCTCAAGCAACGATGGCGAGTAAGTGGAATGAGATACAAGCGAATAAAGATATATTGCCAAATCTCACCTATTCGACTATTGGAGATGCTTGTGATATCTGCGCTCCTCTTGAAGGGTTGACAGCTCCTGTTGATGATCCGATATGGAATAGTGTTTATCCGGTAAATCATTTTAATTGTCTATGTGTAGTAACACAAGAAGAATCAAGCGTTAAGTTAACACCCGATGACGAGAAGGAGACGATCTTTGATTCAGTTACTAAAGAAATGAATGATACTTTCAAGATGAACTCAGGCAAAGAAGGTTATATCTTTTCACCTGATCACCCTTATTTTGAAGTCGCACCGGAAGACGAGAAATATGCAAAAGAAAACTTTAATTTACTAATTCCTGAAACAGACGAAGAATGACACCAATTACAGTTCAACAGAAATTATTCGAAGCAAGAGATCAGATACATTTGATTCATTTGAATACTACTTCATATGCAGAGCATAAGGCATTAAATGCTTTTTATGATTCATGGCTCTCATTAGTCGATTCATTTATCGAAACATATCAAGGCAAATATGGTCGTATTGGTGGAGTAGCTCAGATAACTATAGATTCAATTGTCAATAGTCGTGTTTATTTGATAAATTTGATGGTATTTATCAATGAGTACGCAGAGCCTATCGTATCGGAGGCTGATAGTGACTTACTTAATATTATCGCAGATATGAAAGGATTAATCAATGAGACACTTTACTTATTAACGCTTAAATAATGGATAAGTTCGGACTTGATAAAGTAATCTCTAATCTTGCACGTTCACAGCGCGAAGTGCTTGTATTGCTTTCTAATCAAGCATCGAAATACTTTCTTGACTCGTTTACAAAACAATCATGGGATGGCCAGTCATGGAAGCAAGTACAAAGAAGAGAATCAGGAACAAAAGCATATAAATATCCAAAGACAAAAGGACTGCAAAGAAGAACATCACCCATTCTTGTAGGGGCAGGATATAAAACAAGAGGCGGAACATTAAGAAGAGCTGTATCAACAATGGCAAGAACGGCAGAGGTATCAAGCGACAAAGTACGAATGATAGTTGATCTTCCATACGCTCAAAGACATAACGAAGGACTTGATATGCCTAAGAGGACATTTGTAGGGCAAACAGATGATTTAACAAGAATGCAAATTGAAAAAATAAAAGAAATAATGGATAAAATATGGCAACGCTAAAAGACCCGATTCAAGACATATTAACAAAGCTCTCTACTATCTCGATGAGAACACCAGAAGGGGTTGTATCTCCGATCTATGCCCGTATATGGAACAATCAACTCCGGGACTTGAGAGAAGGAAAGCTATATGAGTTTCCTCGTCCTGCTGTTTTTGTTGAGATTTCATCTCCTATCAATTTTGAAAATGTTGGTGTAGGTATTCGCTCTGCCGATCTTTATATCAGATTCCATTTGATACATGATTTCTTCAATCTTGACGGATCGATGGAACAAGACCTGATCATTTATGATTTAAGAGATCAGATATTACTTGCTTTTTCGCAGTATTGCCCTACTGGGTGCGGTACTTTACTTTGTTTGTCAGAAACGCAAGATTACGATCATGATAATCTTTATCATTATGTCATGGAATGGAAAACAAATTTCAGAGATTCGAAATCATCACCATATGATCCACAAGCAGGTAAATATATAGATACAGCCGATCCTCTTCTTGACGCAGAGATCATCTTTGGTGGATTTGGATCAACACCTAATGTTACAAGTACAGACTATTACATAATCAAATAAAAATGGCACGAACAGTATCAGATATTCAAACACAGATAGAATCGTCATTAGTGGCTAACTTTGCAACGATAGGTATAACAATAGATGGAACAAAGTGGAGTAAACGTAATATGCTTCGTATGCTTTGTTTTACATTTGCTATTGTCTCGGCATATGTTGAGCAGTTAATGGATGCGTTGAAACTTTCACTTGAAACGACAGCTTCACAGAGTGCATCTGCATCGCCGTTATGGATTCAAGCGCAAATGTTTGCTTTTCAATATTCATCGACTAATCCACAAGTCCTGCAGTTGGTTGATACAGTGCCGATATATCCCGTTATTGATCCTTCGTTAAGAATTATAACGGCTTGTTCTGTAACTTCGACAGCTCCAAATGAAGTGATTATTAAAGTCACAAAAACGGTAAGTGGAGTGTTTGTTAAACTTGATGCGCCTGAGATTGCAGCAGCACAGGGTTATATTAATACAATCGGATCAGCAGGTATCAATTACTCTATCATATCGCTTGATTCAGACAAGATTTATGTAAATGCAAACGTTTATTATCAAGGACAATATGCATCTGTTATATCAGTTAATATGATTGATTCAATTAACTCTTTTCTTGATAATCTTTCGATTACAAATTTCAATGGAGCATTAAAAATATCTGATCTTGAAAATATCATGCGTAATGTAACGGGAGTAAATGATATTGAACTCTTGAATGTTAAAATAAGAGACAATGCGACTATCTTTGCTTCTGGTGTTGACATGGTTCTCAATCAGCAGACTAAATTAAGATTATGGAACTCTATCGCCGGGTATATAGGCGAAGAGACAACATCAGGAAAAACTTTTGTAGATTCACTTAATTTCATTGCAGAATGACAACATACGATATTGATGTTAATAAAACATCTATTGAGATATTGCCACCCGACAAGCGTTACCCTGCTAATATCGCTTTAATCGAATCGTTGATGTCTGCTATGCAATGGATTCATGATGCTTTTTTTAAATCATATTACGAAGGATCGACGGCTCTTGAATATACGCCGGGTACTTATGCTTATCAAGCGGAAGTGACATATAACAATCAAGTTTATTCAAGTCTTAAATCAAATAATACAGATGCGCCAACAGTTGCTACTTCATGGTATATGATTCAAGATAATTTCATCGGAATCAAAGAACGGGTCAAGTATAACGGCGGTCGTTTGATTCTTGAGTACGCTCTGAATAAAGAATATGGTACTACGTTCAGACAGCCGACAACACCAGAAAGAATCACAGATATAAAGAGCGATATATACTTAACAAACTCATCGAGTTTAAAGACAGGTTTTTTTGTTGGTCAAACAGAACCTTTCTGCTCAAGCGTTGGTCAGACTACGGCATCGGACTGGATTGGGTCGGTTCTTCCGTTTGTTTATACTAATAATTTTGTTATACATATTCCTTCGGCTACTCTTGCTTTGACCAATGACCAAGCGATAGGTAATTTTGTAAATAAATACATTCCTGAATCACTTCTATTCACTATTATAAGCTATTAACATGAAAATACTTGATGTTTCTTCGGTCACAGATTCGGCACAAATCAAAATAAAACAAGGGACTTTAAAATTCCTGCAAGATGCAAACCATGAAGGATTCTCCGCCATCATGAAAGCACTCATAGGCTCTACTTATAACTCATTGACTGCATATATGATTTATGGAGGGGTAAACTCCGGGGCAGGGACAAATTATATAATCAGCGAAGGAGTTTGTTTTTATAATGGTGAAGTTTATCTTGTTGATGCAATATCTTTTGCTACTACTGGGATAGATGTTGCAATATTGACAATTGATATAACGCAATATACAATATATGCCGATCCTGTTACTTTCTCAGACTCTTCTATTCATAATGTTCACAACATCCGTAAAGTGGGCGTAAGTGCAGGAGTTTCGGGAAGTGGTATAGCTAATTACGCAAGTGTTTATTTTAAAAATTGGAATATACCAGAACAAGTAGTCATAACGGGTACAGGAATCGTGACAGTATCGGGTGTTTATCCTTCAGTTGTGGTTAATGTACCTGCCTCATCAAACCTTCATCCTGTGCTTTATGCGAGTAATTTTAATATTGGCGATGTAAGTGGTGGTCAAAGCTACTTAGTTACTTTCCCATCGGTAGGGACTGCTGATTACTATGTAATGGGAACTATTATAAGTGCAGGAACATTAATGAATGATGCTAATGTCTATTGGGTGATCAAGAATCCAACAGCAACAGGATTCACAATATATGTAAGAGAGGCTTCCTCTTCTGCTAATAATATATCACTTGATTACATACTATTTCACAAGTAATGAATAAGACGAAAGATCAGTCTGTAAGAGCGTATTTGCCTCCTCTGTATGCACGACTTACAAAGGGGTATGCAAACTACACAGGCATGAGCGAATCATCTATTGTAGCTTCGGCAGTTAAAAAAGTATTTGACGAAATGCCACTTTCAGAGCGGGATCGGATTCTTTCAATTACGAAAAAATAAATATTAATAATGTCATATATGGCATACTTTCAAGGCGCAATTTTACAAAGACTTAATTTTATATTATGATATACTGCATAGACCCCACAGCGGATGAGCCAATCTTGTTAATTAACAAGCATATAGGCTATGATGATATCGATGGAATGGGTATCGATGGAGGCTTATTTCTTCAAGAACTACTTCAAATTGATACGCTTGGCAAGAAACGAATACAAGTGTGGATCAACTCTCCGGGGGGAGTCGTTACTGATGGATATTCTATTTATTCAGCAATATTGAAATCTAAGACACCTGTTGACACTTACGCTATCGGTGCTTGTGCCTCAATTGCAGGAGTGATTTTTCAAGCAGGACGCAAACGCATCATGAGTGACTATGCTTGGTTAATGTATCATAACCCTTTTGGGGGTGATAATTCCGATCTCCTAAAGACGATGAAGGCATCTATTATAAAGATGATAGAGCAACGATCAGGACTCACAGAAGAGGAAGTACGGTCAATGATGGCAAGAACATCATTTATCCAAGCAGACGAAGCACTTGATCTTAATTTATGTGATGCGATTGAACAAAGCGAAAGCGCAAATACGAAATATTTAAGGCAAATCACCAATAGTGGTGAATATATCAGAGAATGCAACTTAGTTTTAAACAAAATTATTAACATTAAATCATTTACAATGACAAAAGTAACCAATCGTTTGAATTTGAACGAGTCTGCTACTGAGGAAAGTATCGTAAAGGCGATTGACGAACTTGATCGCAGAGCTGCGAAAGCAGAAGCAGACCTTGAAGAAGTCATCAATAAATCAATAAAAGATGATGATGAACTTGCAGAATTGAAAGCAAAGTTTGAAAAAGCTAAAGCTGATTATCAAGATTGCAAGTCTAAGTGTGATGCGATGGAAGAAGAAAAAAACGTAATCGAAAATAAATTAGTCGAAGACAAAGCGATTAATCTTGTTGAAGACTATGCTGCTTCAGGACGCATAAAAAATGAAGAGTCAATCAAAGCATCATGGATCAACTTAGCTAAGAGCGATTTTGAAACAGCAAAAGCAATGCTTGAGACACTTCCAATAAATAAAATAGCTGTAAAAATTGAAAATCACGTTAAATCAAACGTTACTGATCTACCAACTACAGCGATGGGCCTTGCAATCAAGAATCAGATGAGACGAGAAGGCAAACTGTAAAAAAAAAGAACAATTAATATAAATTTAAAAAAAACAAAACATTATGGCATTAGTAATTAACGATACCACCTATGCAGGAACATTTGCTTCCTACTTCTGGTTACCAGCAACATTTGGAATGGACACCTTACAAAAAGGTGGCGTATATGTACAAGACGGGATTAAGAAACAACATACTATTGGTCGTGTTGATTTCGCAAATCCACTACAATCAAGGATAGCAACTCCAACTTCTTCGGGAACATTCACCGTTGATGGTCGTGTACTTGCTCCACAAGACCTAATGGTATATACTGAGTTCAACCCGAGAGACTACGAACAACATTGGTTGGCGGAAGAATTGTCTCCTACTCTTCTTGCTCGTGAACTTCCTGTTACTGCTGAAAACTATATGATGCAGATTGGACTTCAAAGAGCATTTGAGCAGATCGAAAACGGTCTATGGATGGGTTCAACTACTTACACCGCTCTTCCGGGTACAACTGGAAATGGTCAGTTAGTCTTTTTTGATGGATTCTTAAAAAAGATGGTATCTGATACCGGCGTTCTCAAAGTTGGTTCTCCACTTCCTTTGTCTGCTGCCGCCACCAGTGGTTCTGTTTATAATATCGTTGATGCGATGAACGCTCTGCTTCAATTGGTTTCTACTAATAAAAAAGCGTTGCTTTCTCGTCCAACTCGTTATCAGAGATTGAAATTCTTCATGTCAATCGATGCAGAACAAATCTATCAGACATATATTACGACTTCTCTTACTTTCAAAGGCGTTAATACTACAGAGCGTGGTATTAATCTTTTCAAAGGATATGAGATTGTTGCTCTTGCGGGACTTCCTGTTGATACTATTCTTTTCTGCGAAGGACTGAATGATGTTTCATCTAACCTTTATGTAGGTATGAACTCAACCGAAGACAACAACTTACAGTTGATGAGATTACAGAACAATTCAGAACTTTTCTTCCTTAAAGGGTTGATGAAATTTGATGTCCAGTACGGTTTTTCAGATCAGGCTTTCTTATTTACCACTTTAACGGCAGGTACTTTCACAGCATAAATAAAAGAGGGGGTTAAAATCCCCTTTTAGATGCTTTTTAATGTTTAACAATTAAAAAAAATAGTCATGAAAAAATTATATTTTATTTTAGTTTTATTAATGGTTGCTTCTTGCGTGTTTGCACAATCTACATCACCCCGATTTGGAACCACCCCAAATTCGGATAACACAGGACGAGTACTGAATTATAAACTTGTTACTGTTGTTGATGTTGCTGGTGCTGATTCTATTATTGCTAAAACAGACGCATGGACAACAATCTATAAGATCACATTGCTTGATTCTTTGACGCTTAAACAACCCGTTGTGACTCTTTGCAAGTATGGAGATAATATTGAGATCATAGCTACTTGTGTGACCGGCACACCAAAACTTAAATTCACGGGATCGAAATGGATGAGTGCAGGAACTGCAATACTATCTACTAATAAAAAAGCTGTCATTAAGTTTGTCTTTGATGGCGTTGAGTGGATTGAAACAGGAAGATACGTTCAGTAATGGACGCAAAAGAAGTCTTCACCGCTTTGCCTCATATCAACGTGATATGGGTAACAGATGATGGTCATTTTCATTTGCACTCTTCTTATGGTGGGCAAGCTATTCATCGGGATAGTGTGAATGAAGACCCAAAGACTTTAAAAAAAGTAATTGAACATAAACAAGTCCATCGCAGGACGCAAAAACATAAATAATGAGAGGTGATATAACATTTATCAAAGGACAAGGAGCATCGAAGAGAGTAGCCGCAGGGCAAGACTTTATTTCGGGACTCGTTCTATACAGCAATACACTTCCATCTGGGTTTACTACAGGAGCTAATATCAAACAGTTTTTTAGTGTCATTGACGCTGAGAATGCAGGTATATTAGCAACGTATGCAGATGAGACAAAAGCAGCAGGAATCTATCTTGTGACCAATAAAGGAACAGATGGAGATACTGTTACAATCAAAATTACTGAGCCATTTGGTATTGTTGTTGATCTTGGTACTTATCTTAAAGTATCGGGCGATTCAACTGTTGACAAAGTAGGTATCGGCATTGCATTAGTGATCAATTCAGGCACTGCCACGCATGGTTATACTGCAATTAATACAACGGGGTCTCTTGCTATCACAGCAAGACCAGGACTTGGCATATTCTTAAATACAGGATTGCCGATTGTCGTTACGCTTGGCGGAAACGCAGTCCCTTCAATCGCTGGTACGATCACTCAGTTCACGGGTGGTGTTTATTCGAAACAAGCTATATGGCATTATCATATCTCGGAGTTTTTCAGAGCAAATATCGCTGGTCAACTTTGGATAGGTATATTTCCTGTTGTCTCTCCGGCTGTGTTCACTGAAATCACTCTTCTTCAGACTGCCGCTTCTGGTGCAATTCGCCAAGTTGCTATATGGAATTTAACAACTTATGCAACTGGAGATATTACAAAGATCGACACGGTGATTAAGACTTACAATGATGCTAAACATAAGCCAATGTCTGCGCTTTATGCTGCTAATCTTAGCGCAACAACAGACATTACTCAAGTTGCTGATTTAGCTTCGTTGACAGCAAATAAAGTAAGTTCAATCATTGGTCAAGATGGTGCAGCACTTGGAGCTTTTCTATACTTAACAACAGGGGTATCAATTACTCAGTTAGGTGTTGCGCTTGGGATGCTTTCTCTTTCTGCTGTATCGGAAGACTTCGGAGAACCTGCTAAGTTTAATTTATCGAATGGTACTGAGAATGATGTTCCCTCATTTGCGAATGGACAACTCCTTTCAGCTCCTGCTCTATCGGATTCAGCTCTTGATGCAATTGATGCGAAGCGTCAAATCTTTGGACAGACTTATGTTGGTTATGCAGGGACTTATTTTAATGATAATCATTGCGCTGTTGCTCTTACAAGTGACTATGCTTACATCAATGACAACAGAGTGATTGACAAAGCAATCAGAGGCGTTTATTCGGCTTTGATTCCTTACTTAAAATCGAAGTTGCTTAAAAATGCCGATGGAACTCTCGCTTTAACGACAGTCGCTTTTCTTGAATCTCAAGCTCTTCAGCCATTGTATCAGATGGCAAGAGATCAGGATTTAGGATCAATAGTTCCGTCAGATGTATATATTGATCCGTCTCAGAATGTGACAATAACAAGCACATTAACGATTAATATCGTCTTGAATGAGAACGGAATAGCGAGGAATATAGTAGTACCAATCTCTTTTAAATAATACATTATGACACCATTAATTAACGGTATAGCATATTCCTGGTCAACGATTCAATTTACTTTGTTCGGTGTTCCGGTAGCTGGTATTACTAATATAGAATACAAGCGCAAACAGACTAAAACGAATAATTACGGAGCAGGTCAAGAGCCGGTCTCTCGTGGTTATGGTAAAAAAGAGTATGACGGATCAATTGAGATTTATCTCGATGAATGGAAAAAAATCATTAATGCTTCTCCAAATCGTGATCCATTATCTATCGGATGGTTCAATATTCCTGTTGTTTATGGGAATTCAGTAGCAGACATAACGACAGATGTTCTTCGTGGTGTTGAGTTTCTCGAAGATCCATTCACAGCAAAAGAGGGCGACACTAAGCTCACAGTAAAGATTCCATTAATTATTGCACAAATAGATCGATAAATGACAACAACAAACGAACAACAACAAAAAGAGTTAACAGAAGAGTTAACAGAAGAGTTAACACAAGACGAGATCAATTATTATGAAGAGATTGCAAGTCAATTAGCAAAGAAGTATAATGTAAACAAAGTACACGTGTATATCGGAGTCGAACAAGGCACTAACGAGCGAGTTGTTGGTTATCTTCGGGAGCCTAATTATATGCAGAAAATCTTTGCAATGGACAAGATCGCAAGTGTGGGGATATTCGCAGCAGGTGACGAGTTACGCTCTGCTCTTACACTCCAAGAAGAGAGCGATCCGAAGACATATAGCAGTGCTTCAAGTTGTGATGGCTATCGTCTCGGAATGACTTCTACTTGCATCCCTATCATTGATGTGATCAAGAACTCGTTTAAAAAAAAATAGCTGATGCTGAGATCAGCAACTCAAGCGCAGTTCACGCACGAATGGCGGCCCTCATTCGGGGCTGCCTTCATGTTTCAGTAGATGACTTATCGGAAGACGAGTTTATCACGGCATGGGTTCAGACAAAATATTATCTTGAAACTGTTCATCAAGTTAAATTCTCATAAATTCTCATAAATTCTCATAAATTCTCATAAATGAGTACATTAGTTGAATATATATTAGGCGTTAAAGACAACATGAGTGCAGGAGTCAACACTGCAAAAAGTCATGTAAATCAACTTGAGGGAGCAATCGGAGGAGTTAATAAGGTGCTTGGAACGCTTGGTGTTGCGTTTGGAGCTTTTCAGATTGCATCATTTGTAAAAGGTGGAGTAGAGAAATTTCATGAACTTGAACAAGTGACAGCAAAAGTTGAGGCGAATCTTAAAGCAACAAGTGGAGCTGCGGGGATGGGGATGGAAGAAATTCAAAAGTTTGCCACAGATTTACGGAATAAAACAGGCGAAAGCAGAACGACTATTCTTGATATGCAATCGCAACTATTAACTTTTCCTGCAATCACGAAAGATGTATTTTCGCAATCTATGGGACTTGTTGCTGATATTGCAAAACAAACAGGTCATGAGTTGCGAGAAACTGCAATTATGTATGGGAAAGCTCTTAATGATCCTATTGATGGTCTTCAAAAAATGATGCGTTATGGCGTTATGCTCACTGATAACGATAAAGCGAGAATAATCAAACTTCAAGAATCTGGCCATTTGATCGAAGCGCAAAAAGCAATGATGGATGCTATCGCAGGGTCAGGGTATGCAGGGGTTGCTGAAGCAATGTTTAATGCCGATCCAATAAAACGATTTAATATGATGATGGAATCGGCTCAAGTTGCTGTGGGAAAATATGCAACAGAGATACTTATAGAGATAATGCCTGCTCTCATGGCAATGGCTGAAGGCATAGAATCAGTAGCTGGATGGGTCGGAGAACACGGTAAAGCATTAATGACTATTGTTGGCATTTATACAGCTTACAAAGCAGTAATAATAGGACAAATAGCTCTTGAAAAGTCAATAATAATGATAAAAGGATTAAGTGCTATAGCGAGTGAAGTTCTGCTTGGATGGGAAATTGCAAGAGCAGAAGGACTTGGAATAGTTGCTGCCGCACAATGGGCATTAAATGTCGCTATGAATGCTAATCCTATCGGATTAATAGTTGCTGGTATCGCTGCACTTGTCGCTGTTCTTGTCTGGGCATGGGAAACATTCTCCGGCTTTCGGGAGACAATTCTTGGTGTATGGGAAGTGGTTAAATCGTTTGGATCGTCGTTGTATGACATATTTGATGGCATCGCAAAGATTTACAAAGGAATGTTTACTTTTGATCTTGGCGAGATGGAAACGGGATTAAGTCAAGTCATTGATGCTGTTGGGTCTGCTGGTGCTAACATGGGTAAAGCATGGTCAAAAGGACAAAAAGAAGGAGCAGAAAGTTTCGCTTCATCAATGTATGGATCAGATGCTGACAAAGCGATTTCATTAACTAAAGCGAACAAAGGCGCAACGGGAGCAAAGGGAGCAACAGGAGAAGCAGTAGAAGCAGTAGCATCACCGAAAACAAAAGCTGAGGGGCAAAAGACAATAAATATACATATTGCTTATAATGGGCCATTAATTAAAGACTTCACTATTTCGACAACAAACATAAAAGAAGGACTTTCATCACTCAAAGAAAAAGTTACTGCAATACTCACAGAAGCGACTCGTGACAGTGTCATGGTTGCCGATAATTAATCTGTTATGGCGCAAAGTTTTTTTATTCCTCGTGTTTCTAATCAACAATTAGCTACTATTGCTTCCCGAACAGCAGGTATTATAGCTGTTGATCTTGCTTCTGATGCCCGAAGAATGGCATCGTCAAATAATAAATATCAAGGACAGATTAATCAAATAACGGCTGCTGACTTTTCTGTTGCTACTTCACCGCTAGGAACAAAAGTATTTTCTGATGTTACATTTGGATCGGTTACATATGTTGATAAATCTGGCAATACGATCACAACAAATAAAGTAACATTCGAAACGATTCTTATTAATGTGACATTCCCTAAGAGAGTAGTAAAGACAGAGATTCAAGGCAGAGATGGAACGATTAAGGAATATATTGGCCGTGATGATGCTCAGGTTTCATTCAAGGGTGTGATAGTCGGAAAAAACGGTGAATATCCTTTCATAGAAGTAGGATGGTTAAAAGATATCACTAATGCACCTGTTCCGATCCCTGTTATTTGCGCTTATCTGCAAAACTTCGATATTGATTCGGTTGTATTTGATTATTCATCATTCGATCAGGACGAAGGAGGATACTCATATCAGGCATTTACACTCTCTTGCATCTCGGATGTTCCACAAGAACTAAAAATACTGTAATGTATAGAGTAATAACAGATATAACTATTATTCAAGCTACTCAAATTGAAGGTAAAGCAGTTCGCAATAAGACGATAAAATTCGACTTTGCAACTGATTATTCGTGTTCGGATACCTGGAGAGATTTCACCAATCAAGGCAAGATCACAGTACCTAAAAGTCTTTATGTAAGAGATGTAAATAATAAGTTAGTTCCGTTGTTTGGCACAAATGTAAATATAGGAGGGTTCTCTTCTAATCCACCTTTGATCATGCGGGGGGATCGGGTTATCATTGATTGGGGGTATCGCTATTATAAAGATGATAAAGAAATATTTGAAGGCACTTTTAATCCACAAAAAAAAACACATCTATTTGAAGGATTTGTAGCTAAAGTAGATTCAAAAAAGCCTATTACATTTGAACTTGAAGACAATATGTGGAAGCTCAAGCAGCTCTCCGTTCCTACTCATTCGTTTACCGCTAAAGACACATTAGAAGACATTATGCGCTATCTGCTGAAAGATACGCTTTACACAGTGTCTGCAACTACTTCTACTTCATTTGGCGCATTTATGGTCGGCAACGAGACAGTAGCAGAAGTATTGGCAAGGCTGAGAAAACAGTTTAAATTTGAAGCATATTTCAAAGGCGATGAATTACGAGTTGGGATCAATATGTATAAAGAATCAGATGTTAATCGATTTGTATTTACTTTTCAACAAAATATCATATCTGATTCGCTTGAATACAAAAGGAAAGAAGATATTTCGCTTTCTGTATTAGCTCACAATACAGTAGAAGAAGACACCGGGAAGACCACAAAAGACGGACAATCGAAGACGAAACGTAAAAGAATAGATGTACTTGTTACTCTTTCGATGGGCAATGACACTCCGGTTGTGTTTCAGAAAACTAAAGATAACCAATATCCGCCAAATGTGGGAGGTGAAAGAATGGATTTGCCATATCCTGAAGCGAATACTGTTGAGAAACTTGTGGAATTAGCAACAGCGCAATTAAAGAAATTTTATTATACGGGTTTTAAAGGGAAATTTATTACTTTTGGAATACCATATGTTAAGATGGGTGATCTTGTTGAATTTAAAGATCCGATTTTACCTGAACGCAATGGTGTATATCGGGTGAGAGGTGTAGAATACGAAGGAGGGACAAAAGGACTTCGGCAGACGATTGAACTTGATTATAAAATTCTTGTATGAGCGACAGATCGATAATAGAGGCAATCACTAAGATGACGGGTATTCATCGCATCACTCCGATGTACTATTTGAATGCCACTGTCGAAAGTGTTGATCTTCTTTCCCGAACTTGTATCTGCACTGCTATTGATTTAAAGGATGCCTACACTATTAACGGTGTTCGCTTAATGGCTGTTATTGATGATGGCTTGTTGATAGAGCCATCAATCGGGAGTACAGTGAAAGTGATCTATTCAGATGCCGTCGAGCCTTTTATTTGCCAATACTCCGAGATTGAGAACATCACAATAATAGCTAATTCAAAAATAAAGTTCAATGATGGCTCAATGGGTGGTATGGTTCAGGTCACTCCTCTCGTAGCTAAGATCAATAAGTTAGAAAGTGATTTAAATACGCTTAAAACAGCGTTTAATTCATGGGTAGTAATTCCTTCAGATGGAGGCGCAGCGTTAAAATTAAGTGCGTCTGTGTGGGCGGCACAAGCGATTTCCACAACAGTAGTAATAGACTTAGAAAATAACACCATACAACATGGCATATAGATACGATATTCAGCTTTACAATAACGATGTAGTTATCGCTACTAATGATCTTGTGTATTCGCAGAGCGATGATCAGCATATTGCAGATACAATAAATGCTTGTCCCGGATGGTGGAAAGAAACCTATTCAGAGGGGGTCGCTATACTTACTTACCTCAAAGGTCGCAACATCGAACAAGAACTTGCAAGATCAATAAAAATACAATTGAAAGCAGATAATTACAACGCAAGACCATTAATCGGGTATGATCAATATGGAAAATTAACAATCGATCCAAATGTTACAATATAACACTGTCACCGGGCAAAGTCTTTTAGATATTTGCTTGAATACTTATGGTTCATGCGATCTTCTTTATAAGCTAATCTCTGATAATGCGATTTCAGACATTAATTATACTCCAATGTCGGGCGAATCGTTCACATGGGATGAAACACTCACTTCCGATCAAGCTATAAATCAGACTTCGATTAATAATAATATACGATATGCGACAGCAACTCAAGCGAATGGTTCTGTACTTTCAATCGTTGAGTCTTCATCTCAGGGTGGTGGCATTAATCCGCCATTATATCAGCCACCTAAAGTATCAAGTGGGGTGCTTTACCAAAAAACAAGCGAAGTTCAATATATCGGAGCTGGTGGAGAGTCACTTTTTATACTTTCAGAGCTTGTCGGAGGGACAATAGTTCAGATTACAAGGGAGGTTCAGCCTCTTCTTGCTTCAATGTATTCTTTTAATCAATCATCGGGGCAGATCACTCTTACGGGAAATGCTCTTGTTCAATATGAAGTTGTTTATATTATTTACAATCAAATGATTACGATATGATACCTATCATACTGCAAAAGAATATGAAAGTTGAGGATTCAAAGCCTCTTGATGCTAAATATTTCAACACTTCGAATGTGCCTTATACGAACACGGTGGAGGTGTTGGCTCAGATTCCCGTTGCAGAACGATATGAAGGGTTAACTGTTAATGTCGCTTCGATTGAGTATTGGTTTCTATCTGGAATACTTACAATTAAGAACTATTCCGATCCATTAAAAGAAGACAAAGCAAATAAAAGCACATCAGTCATAACAGATGGAACAAGTGATGTAAAATATCCTTCGGTCAAAGCTGTCAAAGATTATGCTGATAGTTTAGTTGAAGGACTTCTTGATTTCAGAGGTGGTTATGATGCTTCGGGCAATACATTTCCTTCAACGGGAGGATCGGGCATATTGGGAGTTATTATGAAAGGTGATATGTGGATCATATCAGTGGCTGGTGTACTTGGTGGCGAACCAATTCAAATTGGGGATTCAATTGTAGCAATGATAAATACTCCGGGCCAAACTGCATCAAATTGGGATAAATTAAATTCAAATATCTCTTATGTTCCAGAAGATCAAGCGAACAAAGTAACATCAATCTCGGGTAGTTCAACAGATATTCAATATCCGACTGCAAAACTTTTGTTTGATCAGTTAGCTACCAAAGAGCCATCAATCACAATCGGGACATCCTCTCAATATTGGAGAGGTGATAAAACTTTTCAAACACTTAATACAACTGCTGTAGCTGAAGGAACTAATCTTTATTATACAGATGTAAGAGTAGCAGCTAATTCTGCTGTTGCTCTAAATACGGCAAAAGTATCATTTCCTGGATTTGGTACTACTCATGTACTTGCAGCTTATGGAGATCATAACCATAATGGAACTTATGAAGTTCCTCTTACTTTCTCAACAGGGTTAACAAGAACAGGTAATACAATCACTAACAACATAACTCAATATACTGATGCAATGGCAGATAGTAGAGTAGTTGCAGGTATTACTGGGAAACAAAATACAATAACATTAGGTACTATTGCTCAATACTTCAGAGGCGATTTATCTCTTGCAACAATGCCAACTACTTTACCTGCAAGTGATGTTTATGCTTGGGCAAAAGCAATATCTAAACCATCTTACAATACTTCAGAAGTAAGTGAAGTTACCAATCTTTATTACACAGATGCAAGAGCAAGAGCATCTATTAGTTTAACAACAACAGGCAGTTCAGGTGCATCTACTTATGTTAGTGGTGTATTGAATGTACCTACATATACACTTGCTGGACTTGGTGGACAACCTGCATTAAATGGAACGGGATTCGTTAAGATCAGTGGCACAACTATAAACTACGATAATAGTATTTATTTAACATCAGCATCATTAACAGGTTATGTCCCTTACACAGGAGCAACAGGAGCAGTAAATCTTGGTGCTTATGATCTCACACTTCAAGGTATCACAATAGGTCGTGGTGGTGGCTTAATTGATGGTAATACAGTAATGGGA